TCAAGATTGTTTAATTTTTGTTGTAGTGTTACGGCTTCTCTTCTTATTGCGGCGTCTTTAGTATCTAGCGCAATTTGTGTGGCCCCAACAGCACCTGCGTCTACCGAGGGCACTGCCGGGCGGTCGGTAACTTGGCTGCCGGCGGTGGTGAGCTGGGAGGCAGTAGAAGATTTAGCTGCTACTTTAGAGGCTTTACCATCTAAGACCAGGAAAGGCAACGCAGCAGTGGAGTCGCCGCCGCGAGTACTTTCCATATGTAGATGCGGACCTGTGCCGACGCCTGTTTGACCTGTTCTTGCTAGAAGTTGTTTAGGGCCAAATTTTTCCCCTACTTTTACGAGAACATTATTTAAGTGTGCGGCAAACGCGGTAACACCATTTTCTAGTTTAACTTCTAAAATTTTACCGTAGCCTCCCATCGTGGTAGCTTTAGTTACCACCCCACCCACGCTATAAGCGAGAGCGGTGTTCATGGGCGTACCAATGTCTGTACCCGCGTGCATTTTCTGGCCGCCGGTAACAGGGTGGGTACGCATACCTTGGCGAGACGTAATCGGGAAACCTGCAACACTGGTAGCCGTTACACCTGATTTACCTCCAGTAACTGCCCCGGAAACCTCGCCCGCATTTTCGATGCGGCGTTCGGCGGCGACTTTGCGTTCGATGTCGAGACGGTAGTCCGCCACCTGCATCTCGTAGTTGAGAGTGGAACGGCGGATATTTTCTATGTCGCGGCCCAGTTGGTAGACGTAGTTTTCGGTGTCGCGCCGCTGCTTGTCGATGTCGAGTTCCAGTAGCCGCTTGGCGTTCTGGATGGTGGCTTCGCCTTGGGCGCGGGTTTTCAGTAGATCTGCTTCGGCGGAGAGGGCCTCGGCTACGCGGCCTTCTTCCTGGGAAATGCGACGGCGGTATTCCAGGTCTACGGTTTCGATTGCAATCTGCTGGCGCTGCCGCTCGTTGTCGATTTGAAGGCGGGCAATCTGTTGCTGCTTGTTGAAGATGTCGTCAGCAACGCGGCGCTGCAAATCCGTGCCTTGCCGCTGTAGATCCAGGGCTTGCTGCTGTAGTTGGAAGCCGGTTCGGTAGGCGTCTTTGATAATGTCCGCCTGTTGTTCGGCAGCTTTTATACCGGCTTCAACTGTATTTAAATCTTTTGATTTTGTTGTTTCTAGGGGTTTAATTTTTGCTACATTTTTTTCTACAATTTTAGCGGATAAGCGGTCTAGCTCTTTGTTGTACGCCGCAGCATTTCCACCAAAACCAAGCGTACTTGTTTTTTGTATTGCTTTCATCTGGGCTTCAATGAAAGCAGCCCGATCTAGACGTTGGGCTTGTTGCTGTGTGGAAGCAGTGGACAACTTAACAATTTCGGTTAACCACGCAAGTAAACCGGCCAGTGGACCAGCCAGCGCAGCCTGTAGTTGAAGATTGAAGTCTGCCCACGCTTTACTTAAATCTGAAGATGCGTTACCTAAAGCCGTTAAATCGTTGTACCCTGAGACACCTATTTTTTTAATAATTTGGGCTTGAATAGCTCCGGTGGCTTCCGCAATGCGGCCAGTTTCAATCAATTTTTGGATGTAAAACTCTTGTGACTTGGAAGCTAATAGGTTTGCTTCTTTTAGTTTTTCGAAGTTTGTGATGGGGTCACGTAGGCTGGCACCCATTTCAGTTGCGGCAGCCGCAAATTGATCGACCACCGTGCCGAGGGCACTGGTGACGATTGACATCATCGGGTTGCCTGGAATGAAGCCGCCTGCGGCACCACCTAAGACTGCACCCGCGCCGCCGCCAAACAGCATTGGGAACGCGCCACCGATCATGGCGTTTTGCAGCATCTGCGTTTTATTTGTCTTTGTCTTTGTCTTTGTTTGGGCTTTTCGTGTGTCGACAATAGCCTTTTCTAGTTTTAATTTATTCCGTAATCCGTTAAGTTCTACGTCAATTAGATCTAAGTCTTGTTTGATAAGCTTTACGTTTTCTGTGCGTAGTCTGTTTGCAATTGTTCGTAGGAAGTTTACTTGTTGGTCTACCTGCACTCCTTTGGTCTTCATTTGCAGAGCTTTTTGCTCTAGCATTTCAGTAGAGTTAAGTAAATTATTTAGACGTTTTTGGCTGGCTTCGGCTTCGGCTTCCTGTGAACCCGTTGCTTTTAGTTTTTGTTGTCCCAGAGATACGGCAGCCTTTGTTCCTGCTTGCTTATTTAAGGGAGAACCGATAATATCGACCCCTCCACGTACAGGGAGATTTGCGCCGGCCACCATCGAGGTGGGGCGCATGAGCGTCTCCTGCGTACTGTTTATGCGCTCGTACTGGATTCGTTGGTTACGGAGTTCGACTGTAAGTCGCTTAGCAGTGTCCAGCTCCCCTGCGGCAAGAGCTTCGCTGGCTTGGGCTAGACGATTCTGTAGTTCTTCTTGCTGGGTTTCAGTTAGTTTTGATTTTACAAGTTGTTGCCCTGTTATAAGTTGTCTGTACTCCAGGTCGGCAATGCTTTTTGCGTAACGCTCCCGCTTGGCGAATGCGTTTGGATCACTCAGATTTGTTGCAGGGCCTTGTGCAGGAGTTATTGCGGAGACTTGACCAGAAAGTCGTGCTGATCCGAGACGCTCGCCCGTGCTAGCGATAGCGTTTTCTAGTGCTCTAAACTCGTTGGACCCCAGTTTTACTGTTTTTAATACATCTTCTAAAGCACTCTGATAGAAAGTCAAACCTTCTATAGTATCGGGAATACTTTTACCTAAAGATAAGACTTCTGATACATTCATTCCGCTTACACTGGTACTCACTTTGAACGCTTTTGCCTGGGTGCGGGCAAACTCGTTTGATACCTTGTTAGCGGCTACTATAGAATTTCTGTACTGATCTGTTCCGACAGCAGCGTTACTAGCGATAGAACGGAATGTATTCAGCTGCGAGTTCAGACCCGCAAGCGTTTTGGAATACATGTTTACCGTTTGTTCCGTGCCTCCTACCGTTACTTTGAACTGTCTAGCGCCATCACGGGCTCCCGCGTAAGTGGCAACAAGATTGTCTAAATTTCTCTTGAGTTCTAGTGTCTGTACACTACCTACTGACTGGTCAAATATGTTTTTCTGTTGTTTTATATTTTGAATAAGACTTTCTATTTTACGTGCGCTTCCTTCAAGTTTGTCAAGGGCATCCTGCCCTTTGACACTTACCTGAATTACAGCACCGTAATTTGCCACGACTATCTGCCAAGCCTATCCACTATTGTACGACGCAAAAAAGCCGCCGGGGTTAGCGGCGGCGTTTGGCTTTGTCCATCTCCTTTTGTTGGTCCTCGTTGAGGATCTGGAAGTAGGCGCTCCAGCCGAGTAGTTCTTCGGCGGTCATGGTGGTCCGTACTTCGGTGAGACTTAGGCCCAGCTCCTTGGCGACGCCAAATTGGAGCATGAGCCAGTTGTCTTTGCGGAGTTCGGCGCTCAGCTCTTTGGGTCGATGGGCTCGGAGTCGTCGGTAAGGATGGCAAGCATCAGGGTCTGGAGATCCTTGTCCTTGACTTCGTTTTTCAGTACGTCGATTTCGCCGGGGGCAAAGAGCTTGCTGCCGTTTTCGTCCAGGGCTTTGGAGATTAGGAGCTGGAGGGCGAAGGCGTTGGCGTCGTCCGACTTGGCCTGCTTTTGGGCGCGTTCGCGCTCGGCCATCGTCAGCGGGCTGACCCACATCTCGAAGGTGGAGCCATCGGATAGCTCCACGTTCTTTTTGGTGGGCTCTAGGTTGGCAGCCTTGCGGAGACGGTCAATCGCCCGAGTGGGAATAGAGCTGGCCATAAAACCTTGATGATTTACGCTCTAGTGTAACGCAATAAGCATGAAAAAGCCCCGCCGTGTTGGCGGGGCTGGTGACGATAACTCGGAAGTTATCAGGCAGTGGTCAGGAAGTCGAACGTGGGGGTGGAAGCTGGGCGGAAGTTGATTGCGATACTCTGAGCGTTGTCAGGGTCTACCGTAATCGAGGCGCTGGTAAGGATTGCGTCCATAGCAATCGAGCGGCTCTTGGTTTCGTCAACAGTGGTGCCACTGGTGATGACGCGGTTGGTGTAGAGCTTGAAGGCTGCACCACCTTGGTTGCGCTGGAGCACGTCCTCAATCATGCGGTTGGCGACGGCAAAGTCGTCGTCCGACATGTAGACGTTGCAGGAACCAGTGCCGTCGCCAAAGCCGGCGATGTAGTTCCTGAAGGGGACATACTGACCGGGGGTCTGCCCGATGGTGGTCACGTCGATCTCAGCGCGGCTGATGTCGAAGGTCCAGTCGCGGACTTGGCCGACAACCGCGAAATCCGAGTAGTAAGCCTCGAATTTGTTGGGGCTTACGGCAGTACCCTGCGTGGTGATCGTGATGACGCTACCGCCAAGGGTGGCGGAAACAGTCAGGACACCAGTAGCTGCTACGTAACCGATCACGTAGTACAGGGTGCCGGCGGTGATACCAGCGGGAAGAGTACCGGCGACAGTGCCACCGGCCAGGTTGACGACGCGGAACTTGACGGGATCGCCTACTTTGAAGTTGTAGTAGGAGCCGACGTTTAGAAGGGCACCAGCGACGGTGACATCAGTAGGCCCGAAGTTGGCAGCGGTGCCGGCGGGTTTGTAGTACAGAGCGCCGGACGTGCCGGACAGAACAGTGGTTGCCATAAGGACTTACCGATTGGATGGACAGTGGAACGGGCACTGCCCGGCTTCTACCAGAATAGCAACACTCTTCAGGTAAGGACTGTTGCTACCCAACTTGTGTCGATGCGGCCCACAAAATGGGGAGCTTCATCAATAGCGGAGAATGTCGGGCCGTTGATTTCACTTAGCCGCATAAATGTGCCAGTTGAAGGTTTTGCAGTGTTGTTCAAGGTTTCGAGGACGTTGACGGCGGTGGTCAGCAGGGTTTGGTTGCGGGCAGGACCCCGCCCTTTTTCCGTGAAAATGCGGATAATTAAGGCTCCACGCGCATTGTCCACACTGCTAGTCAGTGTGGGCTCGTTCGTAATGCCAAATGTGATGTTGATGCGGACGTACTCCGTGGTCGTGTTAGGTGGGACTGCCGTGATGTTGTCGAAAAATACCGGGACAGCTGGCACCAGGGAGTTAAACGCGGTGAGTAGCGGGTTTTCAAGTGCCGCCCGGATTGCTTGGTAGTTCATGCTTTGAAGCCTAGTTTGACGCCTTTTTCTAGGGCTTTTTGCATGCCGCCGCCGTTTACATACGTTACGTACCAGTCTAATTCTGCTGTGCTTTTAGCTTCGCCATCGCCGTCAGTTACGTTACCTCGTCGGTTTCCGGTGCGGTTGCCCTCTTTGACCGGAGCTTTTATCGGTCCAAACTCATCAGGGGGGAAGAAGACGCCTTCTTCCAAGTCCAGTGCAAGGGCTGCGTATGGTTGAGTGTTTTCGATTGTGAATTTTGTTACCCGTCCGACTTCACGTCTAGTTAAAGAAAGGTTGGGTATGTCGGAAATTTGATAGGGGTAGTCGCCACCTGCGCTACCGGATGCACCCTGGCCGGCTGGGATCGCTAGCCAGCTATCACGGAAAATTCCGCTATACGCCGGACCCGCACGGCCCAGGTCGTTCATTATTTGTACTGCTGCTTGGCGACATGCTTGGTTTATTGCGTCAAGCGCGTCGGTGCCTAGGTTGCGGATGTCGTTGCGGGCTCTACCAATACGACGGGCCACTATTGGGGCCTCGCTATTAGGGTGTGCAGGACTGGGTTGTCGCCACGGTAGCTGGTGATAGCGATGATCTTGGCCTCGCGGGTTGCTCCAGCTTGGAGGTATTGGATGCGGTCGGCCTCGGTTGGGTAGTAGGTGCCGAGTTCGGCGGTGCCGATGATGACTTTTAGGTCGGTGGTTTGGTAGAGACCCTCGGATTCGCGGGGGCTGACGCGGGTGATAACGCCCTTGACGGTTACGTTGGTGTCTGCTCCAGTTACAGCGCCCGTGGTGGGGTCGTAGGAGCGTGGTGTGGAGGTTTTGATGTACGTGATGGTTTGGCCCCAGTCCTTTAGGAGGGGGGCGGGGATTGACTGGAATACGGTGTCGATCTGGCTCATCAGCTGCGGTACAGGCGGATGGAGGCAGGGCCGCTAACGCCCTTGGCCCAGCACTTCAGGAAACTGCGTAGCCACGGCAGGGCGTCGGTGATGGTTTGCATTGACTCCACTTCACCCTGGCCTCGGTACTTGACGCGCAGTTCGCCCAGTTCCACCTCTTCGTAGCTGCCGGGGGCTGTGACTACGCCGCGTAGCATCGTGGGGTTGCGTAGTAGGGCCAGTGCGGTTTCGCAGGTGGCGTCTTTGATTTCGCGGGGGATGAAGGTGGCATCTGCTTCGATGCCGTCGCAGGTAACGTCGGTGCGGGGCCACTTCAAGGCTTGAGTGGTGGTTGAGCGGTCGCCGTAGAAGTCCAGCGTGTCGAGCCAGCCCGTTGCTGTGATAAGGGAAGCGGCCTTGTTGTCGGCGCTGGCGACAGCAGCCCACTCGGCGGCGTCTAGGCGGTTTTCGAAGTAGACGCTGGCATCCGCCACCGTGATGTACGAGTTGGAGGTGGCTCCGGCAAGAGTGGCGACGAGGACGGGAGCCATGCGTATCTTTCCTCAGGCGCTACGAGCAGCATATAGTTGTTATTCCAGTGTAGATCACCCGTAGAGATGGGCAACGGGGCCTGTACGTACATTGTCAGGACGTGGGCGACGTTTAGGGGGCAGGATCTTTGCCATGTAGACATCGGCGCCATCCATTTCTAGGTCGGCTAGCCGCTCTTGGTAACGGGAGTAGGCGATGTCTTCGTGCCAGCCCCGGTTATCCTGTGATATGTAAAGACGGACTAATTTCATGCCTGTTCAGAAAGCCGCTGAGTCCTCCACCAGCGTAAAGAAAGTTGCGCCTGCTTTTGAGCCCGGCAGTGAAGTGCGCCAGCTGGAGCCCGTGGCACTGGAGATTCGTCGCCTCCGCGAAGAAGACAACATGAACATCACCGCTATTGGGCAGAAGCTCCAGGTCAGCTACGACGTGATTAACCAGTTGATCTTGCAGTCGTACAAAAGTGTGATGAACACTCCTGTGGTGTTTGAGGTACAGGAAAAGATTCGACTGGGGCTGGATTAACTAGATATGCCGCCATGTCTGCCTAAGTAAAATTTTAGACACCGTGGCGGCAGTTATACCGTACTTGAGCCCAAACCTCTGTAGGTAATTGGGTTCACGGTCGGTCTCGGCTCGTAGAGCAAGGACTTTTTCTGTCGTCATTTTTGCCAGGTGCTTCAAATCTTCTCCGTAACGTGTCGGCGGTTTAGGGCTGAGACCGTTCGCATACGAGTGCTTCATATTTTCGGTTTGTGTGACGTACTCCAAGTTTTTTAGCCTGTTATCGGTTTTGTCTCCATTCTTATGGTTAGTCACCATATTCGGTGGTCTTTCTCCTACCCAGGCTTCTAGTACCAGTGTGTGAACAAGGCGGGTACGAAAACCTGCGGCTGTTTTTACATTGACTTGTCTGTATCCCTGGGTATGGCCTGTATGTTTCAATGGAAATGGCTCGAAGCGGTGGTGGCTGTATATGGCTCCGTCTTCGGTGGCGCTGTAGCCGATTACAGAAGGGATTCGACGTAATTCCATGAAAAAAAAAAAAAAAAAAAAAAAGGCCGCAAGGGAGGCCCGTATCATACCGC